ATTGGTCGTCAGAACCTTTGCGATATCTGAGGAGTTCATGCTTCCTCCCACCACAGAGGCTCTACCTGCTCTCCGTTGGCGTCATACTTGCGTGGCATGGTGTCGTACTTAATGCCCTCCAGTACGGTCTCCTGACTAGTGAGGTTCTCAATAACCTCATAGCCTACGCGCTCGCTTGTCACACAGAGTTGGCGCAAGTCGTTCATGATATCGGTCATGGATTGCCACATTGCCAGTTGGTCTTTGGTCATATTGTCCTTGTCTGACGTGCCACAGAGTGTGGGCTTCATGTCCTCATTGAGGTACAGCACAATGTCATTGCGCGAGCCTCCGTCACTACCGATTGTGTCTCCGTCCTCATTAAAGAACTCTACGTCAAAACAATTCTTGTGCGTGTAACGACTACCCCAGTGATTGCGAGTAAGTGTCACGTACTCAATTCCTTCTGCCCAGTTGAGTTCAGGTGCTTCGTTGCGATAGATATACCCGTAGAAGGCAACTCCGTCTCCCTGACGCCATGACAAGGAGTATTCCACTTCTAATTTGGTGAAGTGCTTGTGCCAATCGTCTCCTGCGTTGTCTGCGAGTGTGTGTAACACGTGGTGTTGGATACCTTCACAGATATCGTTGGTAGCGTCTACGAACTGATATGCCATTTCACGTTCTAATTCAATTACCTTGTCCTTCGCCTTGTCCGATAACTCGTCAAAGGTATAAACTACCTTGTTGCGAGTGACCTCTTTGCCATTAGTAATTGTGTCCATTGTGTTGTCCTTCGTTGTGTTGTGTTGTGTAATCGGCAGAGGTGGTGGCGACTACGACACTCTTACTCGTTTATCATTGCGAACCTCTGCCTTAAACACAGACTAACACAGTAGTAATGTCGTCACCAAGTGACGCGACTTGTCAAAGAAGGGTACTCGTCTGATAGTCTGCGGTTGCCCACTCAGTAGGAGAAGGAGGTACGTAATTAGGCACGTATCCATATTGGTCAAACAACTCGGCGTACTCAATGACCATTGTGTCGTTCCAGTTCGCTATCTCATTAAAGTCGTCTTGCGTCCACTGACTGTCGTCAATGAAGGCAATGGACTTAAATGTACAACTACCCCATGAGCCATTGTTCTTGTCAATGTATATCACTGTGCCTCCTGTCAGATTGGTGATTTGAGTGAGATTAACTCGCGCTGTAGTTCTGAGCCTTCGCAGTTGTCAATGAGCATGAATAGTTCATTTACCCATTTTGCGACATTGACTGGCACTGGAGTAGTGGATAGATAGTCCTCGTACTCAGTGGCAATCAGGTTAATTTCAGAAACTAATCCTGAGCCTTCGCAGTTGTTAGTTATATCAAGAACTTCTTTGATAAACGTTTTGTAATCTTTTGTGGTCGTTTTTGTTGTCATAAGTTACCTCCTAATGAAACTATAACACTGTCAATCGCTTGTCACCAAATTAGAGTGGTCGTGCTTGGCACACCACCAGCACACGATATTGTCGTGGTCGTTAGTCATGTGGTCGCCACATAAAAGTTATCTCTACGTCATCATAGCCTTGTGACCGATACTCGTCAGCGAGTTCTTGTGCTGTCCTGTGGTCGGTAATGTAGTGGTCGTTTACTTCTCCTCCACCTACCCACACTGAATACACTATTTCCTCAAACTTAATCATTTAACTTCCTCATATACAAACTCCATGATTTCCTCCAAATAACTATACATAAGGTTGTAATCTCCCATAGGTAGAGGAATACCAAAAGTCTCTAATTCTTGAAAAACGCAATGAACATAGTTTATTTTGTTAAGTAGTTCTGCTTCACTCATACATTTTTCTCGTACTTTTCATACGGTACTACCATAGGCGATTGCCACTTCTCCTCAGTCACAAAGTATCCAATGCGATTGACTAATCGTAGTCCTGAAACAATATATGTACCGTCAGAACCGTCTACCCACGTCCATACGTTGTTCTCAGGCGACTTGGATACAAACTCGTATTCCTCACCATATGTTTCAAACAACTGAGTTTCATCATCTGTCAAAAACATATTCATTACTGGTTTGTAGTATTTTTCCCATACTTCTACAGCGTCACAAATTGTTGTCATGTTTTATAGCCCTTCTGTTTGTATGTCAATTATTTTGGCTTCTGTCAAGTCCCAACCGTAATACTCGTTGATAAGTTCCATTGCGTCAGCAACTGCGCTCTCCTCGTCTTTAGACGAGACTGTTGTTGTCAGGCACATGTACTTTCCAACAAAAGTAACGTTGTATGTTATATTCTCCTCCATGTCACCACGAGGACGAGTATACAAATGACCACTCGCTTCCCATTTTTTCAAGTTTTTCAATGATTTTAATGGTGTCTTTTAATTCCTCAAAATAATACTCGTCATACTCATTTGAGCCAAAAAAGAAACCTGCGGTCACTGGCAAAATGTCGTTAGCGTTTGAAGGAGAGGCTAATACTTGTTCACACAAGTTTTTTAATTCTTGTAGTTTTTCCATGTCCACATAACTGTCCCTACAGTCGTCCTCTCCGTTTTGGCAGTTGTTCACGAACCAACCGTGTATTTGGTTGGCTTTGCGCCACTGCGCTACTTTGACGCGAACAAGGGCACTTGAATACATTGGGTCAAGATAATCAACTGCCTCAACGGTCTCAACAATCTTGTCAAAGTCCTCTCGTTTCTTGTCAGTGTCGCAAGTGTATTGAGAGTAATACTTCTCTGCGTACATATATTGGTCTAATCCCATTTTGTCCTCCTTGTTTGTTGTCCTTATTTGAACTATATCACTCGGCTGTTCTCGTCACCAAGTCACTTATTCAGTCAATCCCAAAGTTTCACACACGTTGAAACTTTCATAGGAATTGGTTGGCGCGTCTCCCCAAGACATTCCTCCAGTAATAGCAAACTTGCGTGTTCCGTCAATAATAAAATAACTACAGTCACGAAACGATTGGTAATTGTAAACATTGTCTAAGCACTCAATCAAATACTTGTAAACCTCTGACGAAGTAGTATCGTCAGACAAATGATAACAACCGCACTCGTCTACAAGCCTGTTTATAGTTTCTTGCCTAGAATTAAAGGCACAATCATTAGCCTTTTTATACGCTTCCTCTTTGGTTAGTTTAATTTCGTTAATTGAAAATATAAAGTCTGCGCCCATGTCATTTATCTCCTTTTTCCCTTAATTGTTTTAACGTTTCAAGTGCTTCAGTCATCATGTATTGACCAATATCACTATTTTCAATAACTCCCTCAGCAACAATGGCAATGTCCCACCACTCCTCATCTGACAAATTAGTGTCCAACATCAGTTCAAACCATTCTTTGTCCCACCAAGCAATAACTAGTTCAATTTGTTCTGCTTTTTTGTTGTACCTGTCTTTGAGGACATTCATGGCATTTTTGACGTCTTTGATATTCATGACTGCCCTACGCTTTGTATAGTGTCAATAGGCAACAAGAACTCTCGCATACCGCTTTTTACTTCGCTGTACGCTTCAATCAGTACAGTGTCGTCAGTTACTTCAAGTATGTAACAATCCTCGTAAACAGTGCTGTATGTGTGAATATCACACGTTTCACCAATGTTTTCAAGTAATGTGTCGTGAATAAGTTTTAATTCGTCCATGTCCTAACACTAACATTTAAGAGTTGTTGTCATCAAATGGTATGGTTAATTGGTTGTGTAACAAGGTGCTTGACAGATACTCATAAACTTTTTCCGTGTTGTTTGAGTATTCCACAAGAGCCAATCCAAGAAGGTCAGCCTCCAAGTACCCCAATTCAGGCATTGGTTCTTTTGATTTGCCACCAAAGTATTCATCACTCCAACCAATAATGTCTAAGAACAAAGTCATTGTTGTTGGGTATTGTTGGCGGTCACTCCATGCGTACAATCGCGGTACATCTACCAAAACCATATCAACGTTTGAACTTTTGTGTTCATTCATTGTCAAAGGTTGTCCAGCAAAGTTGTACTGTTGTACTTCAATCCAACAAGACGTGTCTGTCTCCATGAAACCGTCCTCGCGCATAATTTGAGCGTAAGCAACTACGTGAATTGTGTTAGGTTCTCCAACAGCATGTATATTGACGTCCCAATAAGTTCCATAACTATAAAACTCGTCATATCCTTCGTAAATCTTGTCGTGATTTAACAAGGCTTGGACGTATCCTCGTGACCATTTTTTAAGGTCATTTAATTCTTGTTTTGTAATTGTTGTCTTTGACATTAGAAACTAACCGCCAGTTCCTCAGTGATTTCGTCCATTAGTTCTAGAAGGCTGTCATGTTGTTTTTCATACATTTCGTCACGTTGTTCATCAGTCATGTTGTCACTGTAATCAGACTGTGGATATTCTGCCCAACGTTCTGCCACTGTCTCACCATTTTTAATTGAAACACCACCAATAAAACCCATGCCACCTTCCTCAAAGGTAAGCACAAACTCTAAAGTTGGATAAAACAATGAAACGTATTCAATCCCTGCGGTTGGAGGAGACCATGCTGACAAAAACTCTAATGACATAAAATACATACCGTTGTCTCGTGGCTCTACATCACAAGTAATGAAACCGTCATAGTCTCCCCACTTAGTTCCCCATTTTTCACACTTCCAATCGTAGGCATGTGGAGAACCAAACTTCTCAATGTTTGCTTCATATAGTTTTTGTTGTTTTTGTTCTGCTTCATCATTATTCATAAAGAAAATGCTAGGTGTTTCCTCTAACTCAATAGGGCATGGATACAAATTGTGTAATATCGCAAACTCACCACTACTTGATTTTCGTCCTTCTACTGGTTTTGTAATTGCTTCGCGAAAACGTTTAACTTCTGTTTCGTTTCCTTTGATTGTTAAGTTGTTTGTACAATGGTTTGGCATTTTATTCTCCTTTTTTAATTGTTATTCCATTTGTTTCGTGGGTATTGGTTTTCTACTTTCTCCAACCATTCGTTATATGAAGTTGGAGTGACTATGAAAGAGTGTGCGTCCTTTGGTGCTTCCACTGGACATTGTTTTCCTTCTAACACAATAGTAATTTTGTGCGTTGGTTGTTTGTTATCGGCAATGACATTGCTACCACCTGCCGACAAGTACACAACTTGTAGCCTGCGCGGAGTACCGTCAGGATTATCTTTGGTACACGTAAGGTGTAACACATAGCGAGTAATCATTTCTTTTTCCCTTCTTTAAGGTTAATTGTTACGCTTGGCGCATACGTTACGCTTTGGTCTACGTTGATAATAGTGTTAATTTGATTAACTTTGTCTAACGCAACGTCAGAACTAATGACTACTACGTCACCAGTGTCATTATCTGTAACAACAAAGTGGTTAGTTCCAAAACCAACATTCTTGATTGCGTCCTCTAGGTCTCCTAGAGCCTCCACAACTGCTTCCTCTGCTGTTTTTACATTTGCGTCAGTATAGGCATTTACCCATTTGACAGTCCAGCGAAAGTAGTTTTTAGGAGTTGATTTGCGTGACAGTTTCATAAGTGTCTCCTATGGTGCTTGGGTAATTGTCGGGCAATATGCGAGGAACTCCTGCCTTGCGAGCGTAGGGACGAAACTCAGGATATTGGTCTGTAATGTTTCCAATCTCTGAAAACAACATCAAACGTTCTTTTTCGTTATATGTCATAGACATACGAATTAACAACGTGTTGAACCAATCCAAAACGTCCCAACGCTTTAAGTGGGCAGAATACTTGGTCACACTGCCTCGTCTGTGTCGCACAGATAAGTTTTGACAAGAAGTGCTGAAGGAAAGAAACCAGCATGTGTTGTCCAGTGAGTGACAATCCAGCCATTGCGTGTTGCTGTATTTACTTTAATAAGTAAAGTGCTTTTTTTCCACGTTTTGATAATGCGATAACGGTTGTATGTTTTGACATACTTTCCTTCTCCCACGTATTTCTCTGCGAAAACTACATTGCTTTTTTCTAATGTGTTATTACTCATGACTACCTCCTATGGTGTCTTTAATGTAACTTTAACAAATGGAGGCTCTCGTCTCCAAGTGCTTAATTTATTGTTCTCCGTATTCCTTCATGAAGTCCTCATGCTGTTTGTTAATTAAGTTTGCGCGGTGCTTCTTACCGTATTTATAGCGTTGAGCAAAGTTCACTCCTCCCCACACTCCGTACTCCTCGTTGTTGTTTACCGCGAAGTCATAACACTTCTTGGCTACTCCACAACTCATACAAATACTGCGAGCCTCTTTGTACATTTTGGAATACTTGTGCGAACCTCCAGCACCTACTTCAAAGAAAAACAAAGACGCGGGTTTCCCCGCGCACTTTGCTTCTATCTGCCAAGTAATTTGGCTTGTGTCGGTCACAATAAAACCAACTTGTCAATCGCTTCCATGACCGAACGGTCTTGTACTGTGACCTTGCCTGTGAGTGCGTTCATCATGTTACGTTCAACACGGTTCTCATCTTTTCCTACCAAGTGTTGATTAAAAGTGTTGAAGGCTTGGATTACTCCCAGTGCTGTTCCCTGAAACGGGGCAACACGTGGGTCATTGCGATACAACTCTTTAATACGCTCTTGTTTGTTCTCAACACGTGAGATTGCTTGCTTTGCCACATTTGCGTCAGTATTGACTGGCATAAGTTTTTCAACGATTGCCTGCCATTCGCGGTCAGATACTTTGATATTGACGTACTTGGTCACTTCAGCAACAATGTCGTCTGTCATTTGGTGTACGAAACCAAGAGCGTCACGCACACTTTGTAAACGGAAGTTGCTGTTCTTGCTGTGACGAGCGCGGAACTCCTCTGTCTTTTCACTCAGCGCACGAGCCAACAAGTTGTCACACTCAACACGTGTGCTTACTTGTTTGAAGGTTGTGCTGATTGACCCGTTGTGACTTGTAGTTGCGAGCAACATAGGTCGTACTGAAAACCCGTCAAGAACTTTAATGGTCTCAGGCATTTCAACACTGACAAAACTGATAGCACCATTTTTTAAGATACCTGCGCTTCCAATGTTTAGGTCATCATCTAACAAGTGCGAAACACTTTCAATGAGCCACTCTTTGTATTGGTGAATAGCGTAACTATCTTTGAACATGCCAAGCACATCTCCGTTGTCAGAACGAACAATGGCTTTGCGGTCAGTTTCTAGTCGGTAGTTGTCATTCCATTTGACAAACACTGGTGCTTCTTGTGCTTCCCACGAAAACAGACGCCTGATAACGTCATCAACTGGAATTGCGTTTTCGTAATGATTAGGTTCATCACTTTGTACGTCTTTGCGGTAGTGCCAAGCATTACCACGTTGTCCCGTATACCCAATAAGGCAATACTTGTTTAACCATTCATAAGTTTCTTTACTCATTTTGTTTCTCCTTTGGTTGTTATTAGTAACACTAACATAGTGTCATTGTCGTCATCAAGTACCCTGTATTTAAGGCTTACCTGAAGTCTTTAAGCATGTCTTTTAACAGTTGTGCTGTCACAGTGCCTGCGTCTGCGTTAAGGTTCTCTGCCCAACCGTCCATGATTGCCGAAGTAACCTCAGCCTTGTTGTTCAACAAGTCCCACAACCTCATGTCAATAGTGTGATTATCGTTATCAACTGCGGTAATCCACCACGAGACCACTGGATTGACCTGACCAATCCTGTGACACCTATCCTCTGCTTGTTGTCCAGTTGAGGGACTGTATGGCATTTCTGCGAGTACCACGTGCGAGGCTGAAGTCAAGTTCAATCCACTGCCAGCACTCTCGTACTGCCCAATAAACACCTTTGCTTGTTTGTTATTAAACATTTCTACGTAGCGTTGTTTGGCTTCAGGCGTAGAACCACCAGCCACCATTACAACTCCATGCTCTTTCAACTTTTCTTTAAGAGCGTCCAACACTTTGCGGTGATAACCAAACACCACTACTTGCTCTCCCTCACTCAACAGAGAGTTAATATGTTCAACAACTGTGCGTACCTTCGCGATACCCAAGATTTCTCGCAACTTGTTCATGCGCGTAATTACTTCAGCCTTGCCAGCGCGTTCATGTGCGTCTTTACCGTAAGTTTCCAAAACCCATTTCAAGAAGTCTCGTTCAGCAGTGCGATACACAGACATCTCTGCTTCTTGTAGTTCCACGTCAATTTGGGCACGGCGTTTTAGTGGAAGGTCTTTGAGTACGTCCTCTTTGCGCCTGCGTACCATACAAGTTCCACGCAAAATAGTATTTAACTCTGTCGTATTGCTCGCGCCATTGCGATTTGGAAAACCACTTGGCAATAGTTGATAGTCACAATACTTGACTAAGAACTCTTTGCGAGAACCAAACACGTTGTCCAAACGTCCAATAATCTTTAATGGACTAAGCAACTCGCTTGGACGATTAGGCGTCAGAGTGCCCGACATGAGGGCAATAATGCCATTAGTAGGAATACTATTGGCAAGATAACGAACTCCTTTGGTACGTCCAGCCTTTTCGTTTTTGATACTGTGTGCTTCGTCCACAATCAAAGTGTCAAACTTGCCAGCCAACTTTTGTGCCCACGAATTGACCACACTGTCACCAATGACCAACACGTCATGTTTTGGCAGAGAGTATGGCTTGCGTCCAGTAACTGTCGCCACCATTAACTTTGGCGCAAAACGGCGACACTCTTTAATCCATTGAAGGCGAAGGTGTGGAGGCACTACGACAACAGTTTTACCATTACGCATTTTTGTATCAAGAGCAAGGGCAATGCCTTGACATGTTTTGCCCAAGCCCATGCTGTCTGCGAGCAACACTCGCCTTGTTTCCAACGCATACTTAACTCCAGCGCGTTGAAACGGAAGCAATGGAAGGTCTAAGTCAAATGACAAGTTTGCGTCCTGTGCTTTTGACAGTTCCAATAACTCAGGTGACATTGAAACAATACTTGGCATGCGCTCTAAGCCAAAGACAAACATTTCCAAGTCTGTCATCAAAGACGCACTATCCCATTTCAATTCAGGCAGTTCAGTGACAGCAGGGCAATCTTGGCTGTTGTGATATGTGTGCCAACTAGCGTCATGAAACACGTGTAGTCCTAAGCCCGACAAGACTGGCTCTCCACAGAGAGTACAGTTGTCTTTACGCTTGTTTACGAGAATACGGCTTGCCTTCATTGGCAAGTGTGCTTGTGAGGCAAGGCGAGTAACTGGCAAAACCTCCAAGTAGTCCAACAAGTCAGTGGCACTATTGTAAGTAAGTTCATCTAAGGAGTTGGCTTTAATCCAATCGTCCACGTCTGTTTCCAGTAGACCTAAAGGCGCACTACGAAGTTTAAGTGCTTCTTTAATTTGAACTTGTTGTTTTGTAAGTATCGCAAGATTAGACATGACGTAACCCCTTTCTGTGTCCTAATCCCACATTAACAAATGGGTTGTCTCGTCATCAAGAGTATAAAAGTGACGTTGGTCACATATAAGACTGAAGGTTCTCCAACACTTCTCGCCACCTCGCACCACCAATAGATACGTCACGTTTTTTGACCAACTCGTATAAACGTTCTCCTTCCTCCTGTCTCAAAGAACGAGAGCCGACAAGTTGTTTTAAGTTTCGTATCCAGTCATGGGTACGTTTAGCAGTGCGCCCCATACCAAACTCTTTGACAAGAGACGTATACGAAGGCAAGGCTGAAGCAACCCACGGAATACCACTTGCTGAGTATTCCAATAGTTTTATTTCAGATTTTGCGTGATTAAACGGAAAGTCTCGCAAAGGCGCAATTCCAATGTCCATTTGAAACATCTCTGGATAATGCTCTGGGTCACAAATGGGCAGAGTTTTAACTTTTTCTTTTGGTAATCCTATTTCATCTGCGAAATGTGGAGAACCGTCATAATGACCAGCATGTAAGTATGAAATCTGTGTGGTCGTAGTTAAAGGAAAAATTCCACAAAGAACTTGTAAATCTTTACTTCTATGAGCAGTAGAACCAGCCCAACCTATAACTACATAATCATTTTTTGTGTGGTCGTGTTTTTTAAATGCTTTGGTATCTACGGTGTTTGGTAACAACAATACGTTTTTATTCCATTCTTTCATCTTTTCATACAAAAAAGGTGTAGATGTGGTTACAAGAGTACTTGCGCCAATTATTTTTCTATAAAAGTCAGTGTTTTCTTTTTTATTGTGCTTTGGGTGAGATGCTTTCCAAGCACTGTTACTTGGGTCAAGTCCCCAGTACCAATCGTCTACATCATTAATAACTATCTGTCCTTCTTTTTTAGCCAACTGAATGTGGTTTGTTAAACCATCATGCATTAAACGTTGCATGATTATCACATCTACATCGTGCATTTCGCGAGCGTCATCAAGAACTTTAAAATGTGTGCGATGCCATACTAAAGTTCCAAGAACCACGCTGTTGCCAAGATGTGGCAAGTATTGACCTAGACGAACCCAACCAGCGCCTCCCCAATGCGCTTGTCCATCGGGCGATTTTGCAGGATGTATTCGGTCTCCCGAAACAATCCCAATACGCATTATTCTGTAATAGTTACTTCTTGTGTGGTCGTCTTTTTCCAACCGTCTTTAAATGCAAGAAGGGCGGTTTTGTCCCAAAGAGGTGTTGCGGCGAGGACAACAATTGGCTGCGGGAAGTCTGGTCGTTTTCGCAACGTGTGAATACGTTGTTTCAATACTCCAAGAACAGCGGCAGCCTCTGCTGTACCGCAAAGATTGTCTACATCTACGATTTGATTAACCATTTTATTCTCCTATGTGGTCGTTTTGTTAACTTGACTACAATGTTACATGCCCCAATGACCTAATCCACCATTGTCAAAAAGATATTTGGCAACCTTCAAGTTGCAGTCTAAATCGTATAAAACGTCCATGTCGTTAAAGTTAGATTTACAAATCTTAGAAACTACTGTCTTCCATGATGAGTTAATTTGTAACAAGCCACGGTCAATTGAACCATTTTTGTTCAATGTCCAAGTCACGTTTCCTTTGTCGTCCCATTTGGCATTTACCGCATTGGGTCGGCACCTAGACTCTCGCCAAGCAATATACGAAAAGGTTTTTGCTGGCTTTAGTCCGTACTGTTTGAACAGTTCTTCAAACTGAGGACAACTATTTTCGTCATTTTCATAATTGGCTTTTTTAACCACTACTGTTGTGGTCGTAGTTTTTGCCTCATCTAATCGGTGTTTATACGCATAATCACGTAGTTCAATTACCGTGCTTTCCTTGCTTTCCTTTACAGGTCCATTATTTAATTCCTGTTGTCCAATTGCTGATGTTGTAGTTGTTGCGATGAATAAGATAAATGAAAATATTGATTGTCGTATCAACAAACTCTCCTTTGTCGGCGGATAAAACTGAAGCCGTAACTTTCGGATGACGAGCATCTTTGGTTACGGCTTCACCTTAAAGCATAGCAAAGATTATTGGAGAAGTTGATACAAAATTGTAAACAAATCAAAATCTTTATCCCCACGATTTGGTACAACGTTAATATCTTTATTTTGTTTCATAACATTTGTATGAACTGTAACGCATTCAAGACAACGACAACCTTGTCTATATCTTGTTGGTGTGCTGTGGGGTCTTAGCGCAGTTTTCTTTGGTTTACTTTTAAACACACTTCTTTCAAGCGTGGTTAATCCTCCCCACATCCCCCAATTCTCATCAATACCATCTTTAAGACATTCTTTCCATACAGGACAAATGTTACAAACTTCACGAGCAACTGCGTGATATTGTTCTTGATTTTCTGCTTCTAGTGGTGGATACCAAATGTCTACAAGTTTGCCTTTGCACAAAGCATGCTCACGCCACTCCATAAGTTACTCGTCTGAGTTTCTGATAGAAAACTCTCTATACAATTTAACTATATTCTGTGAAGTCTTTTCAACAAATATAACTAAGTCTCTCATTTTCTCATCTTGAGTTGCTAATTTGTTTTGTGCATTAACTAATTGTGTTTCAAGAGAACGGATATATTCGTATAGGTTTTCCCAACCATCGTAACGAAGTTCTGTCAATGATAAATTGCAAAAACTAGAAATTGTCTCTAAAGACATTTTAGAATTTTGCAACAAAGCAGGCAATGCTTTTAATGCCTCACTTAAACGTTCTACTTCAGGAACAAGAACGTGTTTAGGTACAGATGAAGGAAATTTATTGTAGTTATTTAGGTATTGATTCATTGGTAGACCTTGCTGTTGAGGGATTATCCCTTGTAACACAATCCCACCCACAGCCGATATATCCAGCAATGTCTACCCAGTGGTCTTTTTTATTTGGAGTCCATGACAAACGACTTACTTTAAGTAACGCCATCATGATAGCAACATCATGTGGTTCAATAACCAAATTACCACGTCGTTCTGTGATTCTGGTTAAATAACTATGCCATAAGTCAGCAGTAAGGCTAAAGTCCTCATACGGGTCGCCGTAATCTATATTACGGTCTCCTACAATTAGCGTTATTGCTTCGCGTAATACTTGTTCACGTTCGTGTTCTGCCACGGTATCTCCCTGTTGTTTACACTTTTAACGAGTCTAGCAAAGTCTAACAGCGAACTAACACGAAAATTCACATCATGTTGTCTATTCCACGGATGGTCGCGAAGAACCGCAAAAGCCCCAGCCTGTTCTAATTGCTGATGGTACAACAAATGGTCGTCAATTGCGGCTGAGTATTCTTTTGCTACATGGGTAATAATAGTTTTGTCGTGAGTAAAGTGTAAGTGGTCAGGAATTAAACCATGGTCGTGTAGCCAATCAGCCGTTTGTGACCACGCAGTTGTGGGTCGTGCTGTAATGACATGGATAGTTACCCCTTCTTCCCTCAAAGCAGCCCATCCTATAGCCGTGCCATCCATAGGAGATTCTGAAGCAAACAAACGGTGAGAGATTGGTGCGGTCATAAGCATTGTTTTGAAAGTGTCTTCACTAATTCCCCAATCTTTATAAAATTCCCATTTTGTTGGTTCTGAAAAAGTTGTTTCTTTCAATACGTCAATGCAGTACTTTTTAAATGCACTCATGAACGGGTAGACAACACCGTCCATATCAATTCCTACATCAGTTATCAACTTTTGTTTGTACATTTTGTAACTCCATCTTTATTGATTCGCTTGAGTGTACTTCTTTATTTGCACAAACTGGTGGATACTTATTACTTATTACAGATACTTTGTTTCCACACTTTGGACACTGATAAGTATATGGTAACCCTCTCACTAACTCTCCTCTATATCTAAAACGTTATCGTAGAATGCGTCTGTTTCTGCTGGTCCCAACCCTCCATATGATAGTGGGTTTGCAGTCTCTGCTGCCCTTTGCCCAAACAACCTAGACAATACACCGCTTGACCCACGAGCCTCAACTTGAAACCTAAGCATGTCACGAGTATCATTTATTTCTTTAAACTTTTCAACCATTTCAAACGCTCTATCCATTTCAGATGAAAGGTTACTATCTAATCCCTGTCCTTCCAACTCTTCAGCAAATCGGGCAAACATAACACGACTTACCTGCATCTCAATCATGGCTCTCAATGCCGACTGAAGTTGGTCTTTGGTACGAATTTCAATTGGTAACTTAAAAGCACATTCTGTATGTTCCTTAAATGCAGGACATTTTGAAGCGAGATAACAATTATCGCACTGTCTTAAAAGTGCTCCAGAATACCTAATTACGTTTGTTTGTTCTGGGGCAATTTCTATAGATTCCCCATTAGAATCAATGGTTTGAGACCCCATAGTGGTTATGGTTTCTACTCCCATTACAGGTAACAATATGCGTTCACTTTCGTGCCGCTTTTCTGGAGGTGGGATAACAATACCTGTACCTACGTTTTCCACATTTTGGGGGGTACGTGTTTGGTGTGGGGCAATAATTATGTCACCATTTTCAACTTCGTCGTCACTACCACTTTGAGGTGTTGTAGAGGGGTCATAGCCCCCAAAAACACGCTCTTCATAACTTTTCCAAGAACGTATGGCAAGTGTTCCAACAGCATCTACCTCGTCAGCCATCACCTGTTCGTAGGACACGCCAAGACGTTCAATATCATTCCTGTGTCTTTTGCGAGCACTTTCTTTTTGTTGTGCAGGATAACGACGTAAACTATGACCAGTCCATACTTGTGTTTCTCCGTAACGTATTGCACTTGTCCATGAATTAACTAACACGGAATCCCAACCGACATTTTCAATGTGTTCTGGTTTAGAGGTTATTCCAACTATCGCCGTATTCCATCTGGTGGCAATGGAGTTAATCCTGTTGTGAGGGTGTTTAGCCAACGCTTTGTCGCTTATAGCAACTCGCCCATGTTTTTGACAAATCCAATTAAGGCGTTCTAAATCTTCTCCATCATTCCAAATAGGTACATACTTGTTTTCAAGCCATGTTCCATCGTAATCTGGTCTACCAATTACCAAAGTTAAGTCATCAGCGTAAGTTCTTAGAAATGAATCGTAACGATTTACATCTTCGTCATTTTCAGAAGTATAAATTAACAATTCAGAGCCATTGAACTTTTCTGAAAGGTTTAAAACTTTCTTTTTAGGAATGGCAAAATGAGTTAAGTTAATACCCAATCGCGAGACTTTGGCAGACAACAGCATTGAGGCATACATGCCTTTCTCTGCTCCACCAAAGTATATTTTCACAGTGGCATCACAATGATTGGAGTTTGTTCTCCAACCCACGCGCCAAGACAATTGTAATCAATGTATTCCATTGCTTCTACATCAGTCATACCGTCTCGTGTCATGCATATATCTACCATTTTTTCCCAAGAGTAGACAGCCAACACTGGTTCATTGATGCGCTGAGAATATCCAATAAACGCTTCCTCAAAACCGTCCATCAATAAAACGGTTTCACCCATTCCTTCAAAACCATTTGATATGTCATCTCGTAATGTACTTGTCATTATTCTTTCCATGTCCTTTCTGCTTTTTTAAGTGCTTGTGCTTCAATTTTATCTGTTAATTCGTTCCATCCTACTATAGTACGTTGTTCTTCCCATTCAGGACGAACAATAAATGGAATAGTAACCAATAGTGTTGGAATACCGTCTGCGATTACTTTAGATACAACGGTGGGGTCTGTATCTACATACCAATCAATTTTGCTATGTACAGCGTGTAAAGCACGAACCCTTTCAAGGCGATTGTCAGGACCGCTTTCCCAATGAAAATCAATTGAGCCTGGTTTGTAGTTTTCTTTTTTTAACCACTCCATAATCAACTGATGTTGATAGGTTTCTACCCCGTCAACAAGCAAGCAAATGCGACCATTGTAAGTTCCAAAAAGCATTGACCACAATCTTCTGCCATAGTTGTTTGGTTGACTTGAGCCAATCTCTTTAGCCCTGTTTGCAATAACGTCAAACGTTACAATAATCATTTACTTGTATAATCCCAGTTTCAACCGTTCTTTGTATGTTGGGTATTCGGCTGCTGGACAATACATGCACAAGTATTGTCGTTTATCAACAGGTATACCAACTTTTCTTCCGATTGTCTTAGACTCGTCACACCAATCAGGACAGCCTTTGCTAGGTCTATTGTGTTTATTAAAACACTTTAAAGCATCAACTTTTAGTTCATCACGAAAGTCTTTAATGAAGATATCATGAGCCTTTAGTTCATTTTTAATAGCAGTTTCAGCATCTAACTTACTTGCTGTATCTTTGTCAGTCCTAAAAATTAGAGCACGCCAATTCTCGTAGTCTTGATGACGAGCCTTATGCCGTTCCAAAATGTCCAACAGTTCCATGTCGTATTCTGGAGGACCATCGTACGGAGTCATTTTATACATGACCCCATCCGTTTTTCTACCATCAACAAGGCGCCAACAAACTAACAAGCGATTCATAGGTTCTGACATATTGTGCTCCAAACGTTACGCTGTCAGTATACGTTATTATTCAGTAGTTTCCTCTGTTGACATATATTTACGTAATTGTAGGCTGTCGTCCAAAGCCATGCCTAAAAATTCTCCAGTATTAGGGTCTTCCAAATATGTAAAAGGGTGAGGCAATCTTCCCCTTACTCCTGCTTTACTTCCTTTTGCTACACGAACTAACGACCCTTTTTCACGTTTAATTTTAGAATCAAAAGCATCTAATCCAGTTGGATTCCATTCGTACACTCCACCAACACGGGGTCTTTGCGGTCTTCTCCTACCGTCTTTGGAGGTGTCGTCATTAGCCATAGTATTAGTATACTTTATACTATTCTAACAATCCCATGCTCGCAAAGATTTATTAATGCGACTATCTGGGTCACGTGCTGTTTTAGCAGATGTATTCTTTTTTTTCATGCCTTCCATTCGGGCACAAAATGATTTGCGACGAGCGGCTGATTTTTTAGATTTAGCGGCTTGTTCTTTCTTTACTGGAGGCTTGAGGTCGGAGCCAGGATTGGCACGTTCGTAGGATTTGCGTCCCTTTTCGTTAAGCCCACCTTTGGAGTTTTTTCCTTCTTTACGTTGCCATGCTTCTGATTTAGCCATTATCGGTATCTTCCTCGCTATTATTATCTTTTTCTTTGGGTATTCCTGTTTGTTTTCTCATTTGAGATTCCCATAAAATTCTTTGTAATCTTTGTGCAGCAGGACTATTGTAAGTTCCTACTGAATCATACTGTCCTTCAAAATCAGACACTGGAACATTTGCTGCATTCATCTCCGCAGCAAACTGTTGTTCTGGAGTCATCCCAGCAGCAGCAAGAAAGTCGTCTTTTCGTTTGCGTTTGCGAGGCATTAACCCTTTTTCTTGGCAACCGCCATGTTGTCAACAAGGTTTGGATAAGGACGACCTGCTTTTTTAGCACGAGCCTTTGCTTCTGCTTTTTCAGACGAATCAAGTTTCTCTGATTTCTTTTTAGGATTCTTTTTATCCCAAACTTTCTTTTCTTTTTTCTTAGTCATCTTCTGACCAATCCATTCCCCAATCCTCAATAGGTGGAGTTTTTGGCTCGTCTTTAATTTCTTCAGAACCAGGAAATGCTTCTTTTAACCTATCCATTAGTTCATCGTCTGGAATTGGGTCTTTGGGATTGCGAGGACGTCGCTTTGGGTTAAATTCTTCAGATTTCCCTCTAGCCATATTTGTTAACTTCCTTTTTAATTACGACGCCCGTATTGTGCTGAAGGCATGTCTGCAAGTTCGGAACGGTCAACTACGTTGTATTGAAGTTGAAGTTCATGTGCTCGCTTTGCTGAAGATGTTGGGTCTACTTCTCCACCGCGATTTGGTGTAAGACTCTTAAACTTACCATCTGTTGCGCCCAACAACATGTCTCTGTTCATTGAACGGGATTCATTTACTGCCATAATTTCTCCTATATTTGTTTGTTACTTAAGTATCTATTAATACTTGTCATCGTCTATGTCGTTTTCAATCATAGAATCTTTTGAAAGGTCTCGTTCTGAAGGAGTAGGTCTGTAGTAGTCTTCCATTTCTTTCATATATGCTTGCGATTTTCTTTCGGCTATTTCTTCCTCTTCTGGTGTCATCTCGTCGTCTGATGGAAGCGTATATAATAATTGCCCCATACGGTCTTTAGTAGTTTTAGGAAGATTGTTTTCGTTAATCGGATTTCCGCGATGGTCAGTAGCCATTATTTTTCCTCTTCTTCTTTTTTAGAAGTTTTTTTAGAAGTAGTTTTTGCTGTTGAAGCAGTTGCTTTTGCCGCAACTTTTGCAGCACCCTTTGCCACTGACTTTTTTGCTTTTTCTTTAATTGTTTCTTTTCCTGTTGCCTCTGCTTTTGGTTCTTCTTTTGGTGTAGAAGCATTAGTAGGTTCTGCAGGTTTTGTTTCTGTTTTAGCAGTTTTCCCTTTTTTAGACATTGGAACACTCTTACGAGCGTCTACAGACTTAGTATCGGCACTTGCTTTACCACTACCAGATGCGCGAACATCTGTTGATGTTGTTCGGGTAGTGCTTTCTCGCTTAATATTGTCACTGTCAATCCTGTTTCTACCAATATTTAAAACTGGACTTCCCATTCTTTGACCGCTCATGTTAGTATTCATACTTCCTGTATCGCCACCGCGAGCAGCGTTACCGCCTGCACCTCCGCGACCTGCTCCGCCTGCACCTGATGCACCTGAACCTGCACCAGCCTTTGACCCTCCAGCACCACCACGTCCAGACGCTCCAGCACCACCACGTGATGAGCCAGCCTTAGAGGTAGTACTTGGAGAAAATGTTTGTGATTGGTCAATATCTCCAAGGTTACTGTCTGAAGTTTTAGCACCCATTCCCAAAGCACCAACGCGAGCACCCTGCATATTAGCACCACGCATATCAGTCTTACCAATACTTAAATCAAATTTAATATCTCCGCCAGCAGTCATTCCACTGCCTCCACCTTTTACTGCACCTGCACCCATTCCACCAAATGAGGCACGACGACTGCCTTTTTGTGGTTGTTCACTGGTCTGCGCCCCATAGTTAGGACGTTTGATATCTGCACTACCTTGTGGCATTCTGCCCTCCGCTCGTGGTTGTGATAATGTTGCTTCAGGTGCTGCTGGTGCCCAACCCTTGCTTCTATGACCTTGACCTGAAAGACTTCCAGCGCCCATTTGCCCTTGACCACGGTACGATTTTTTTGATTCGTAACCGCCCCACTGCATTTCGGCAGTTGCTTGAAATGGATTAACTGGCATTTATACCCACAGACTTTGCATTGAATAACGACTGGAACCTTCAAAACTGTCGTCAATAAAACCGTTACGAAACATAACTGGCGCCCCTGAAACCCAAGAACGGTACGTCGGATTGTAACGTTGTAAAGACAACACGTCCATTATACCCGATTCACGTTTGGCAAACCCGTAACGCTCTGGCATCAACTCTTGAGGAACTACTGGTCTAATCTGGCGGATAGTTTCTGGGTCTGAGATGGCTGACTCCAAAGCAATATCAACCAACATTTCTTGTCTAGAAGCCCAAGGTTTAGATGCCATATTACTAGTTTACTTCATTTAATGGTAGTTCTGGTTGATTTGGGTTTCGTTGTTGCCTTTGAAAATTTCGGCTATTGCGCCTTCGTTCAATGGCTGGATTTATTACCTGTTCAATATGGTTTTGAACAATTGCATTTACTGTTTCTTCTGATGGTGGATGAGGTGAGAACGTTTCAAAGCCTACGTTAAGGTGATATTTAGTTGATGGAAGGTTTATTCCTTGTTGACGATGTTGTTGTTGTAGGTTATAAACTCTTTCACGTGCTTCGCTAAACGGAGAGTGGTGAGTGTTGCTCAATGCGTTTCTAATAGCAGTTTGGTGTCTTTGAGTAGTTCTAGAGTAAGAAACGTTAGGAACTTCCCAATGACCTGATGTTGTTCTCCAAGCAATTGGTGTGTTGTAAGAATAAACAGTAAAATCAGTTTCAAGGTTACGAAGGTTTGGACTTAATTCTCTTGGCAACCGCCCTGTATGGTAGGTAGGTTCTGGTCTTGCTCTAAAACTGTGCGTTCCTATTTCTCTTGTTCCACCAGCGCGTGCTGGTTGTCCTTCAGCCATTAACTGTGCGGCGCGGCGAATGTCTCTAACTGGACCTGCTTCAGGGTCTCTGCTTCTTCTATTTTCCCTTCTCCTAGTTCTCT